AGGGTGTCCCCCCGCCGGACTCGCGGGGGGTAGTAAGGACCGTGGAGCAGGTCCATTATGACCCGATTATCATAGTGCCGAGCTCGGCGCCGTCGTTGTCGTGGAACGCTTTGCGTGCCCTGCGGAGCCACCCGGGCAGATCATCCGGGTGCACATGCCCCTGTGCCCAGGTGCGGATTTCGGCCCAGGCAAGGTTTTTGTCCTCCGGCATAGCGCCCGACCAGGGGTTGAGGAGCTGGACACGCTTCACCGGCCTGCCGCCCTTGGCTCCGTTGGCGCGGGAGGCGGTGGCCTTCTTGGGGGATTTGGCCGACCCGAGACGCGAGAGGTATGTTTTGGTGATCAGCATTTCCCGGATTTCCAGGAGAGTCGAGAGTTCTTGTGCTGCCTCATACGAGGCAACAAGCGCCTTGCGAGTTTTGAAGGTGGCCAGAGTGTCTCCTGTATGAGAATGAGAGATATAGTATTCAGATTTGTTTCCGAACAGGGGGTTCTTCTCGTGGATCCACTCTATTGCCACTTCGCCGTTGTCTATGACGTATATCCTACCAATTGTCTCTATCATGATACCCTCCTTTTTTTTGATAAATATATAATAACCTAACCGTTGGGATAAGTCAAGGCCAAAAAGAAAAAAAAAGAAAAAACATGAGAATATCAGCAAGGTCTTATCGCGGGTCTCAATAATCCGCCTCTCTTGGCCGCCTCAAAAAAATCGCTGTCAAGGGTCAAATCGCCCCAAATCGCCCCGAATCGCCCCCCAAATCGACCCCGAATCGCCCCGAATCGCCGGAGCGCCAAAAACCGGGTGTAGGATGAGATCATCAGGAGCCGGGGGTCTCACCGCGTCTCACCGCATTACGGCCCCGGGCTCACGCGAGAGGGGGAGCATGTCAGACTACACTCTGCAGGAGGCTGCCGAGCTGCTCACCGAGGCCAAGGCCCAGGTCCTGGCGCTCACAAAAAAAATGTCAACTGCCGGCTATTCGGCCGCGCAAAAGAGCGTCACCCGCCAGCAGCTCGGCGAGGCGCGCGAGCATCTTGAGTGGTGCCGCGGCCGCTACAACTCGCTCTCCGGGGGATCCGCGGGCCGCACCCTGGCCCGGCCGAGGTCCGGGGCATGAGCGGGCGCGTGCAGGGCATGATCGAGCTCGCGGGCCGGGCGGCGGGGACCGCCGGCGGCTCCGCGGCAAGGGCCGCCGGGACCCTCATAAACCGGCTCGGGGCGGCAGCGCCCCACATCGAGCGCGCCCGGGCGCTTGCCCGGGCCTTCTCGACCTCGTTTGCCGCGGCCTCGGGCGCATCCGCGGGCGCGCGGCATGCTGCGCCCGGCTCTCCTGGCTGGGGCGCGCGCTACGCCGCGTCGAGGCCAACGAGCCTGGGCGAGGGCTGGTCGCCCGTCTCCAGGCCGATCAACACCATCGCCACCACCGAGGGCGCGATCATCCGCGCGCGCGTGCAGCAGCTCGTGCGCGATTTCCCCTACTTCAAGCGGGCGCGCGACGTCATGGTCAACTACGCCGTGGGCCGGGGCATCCGCTACGAGCCCAAGGTCCTCGACGCCCAGGGCAACCTGGCCCGCGACATCAACCGCGCGATCGAGGACGCCTGGTGCCGCTGGTCCGACGAGGCCGACCTGATGCGCAAAATGGACATCTACGGCATCCAGCGCCTGAGCAAGGCCCAGGACGTGGAGGCCGGGGAGTACCTGAACGTGCTGGTGGCCGCGCGCCAGCCCGGGCGGTACCTGCCCGTGGGCGTGCGGTGCTACGAGCCCGACTGGCTCACCTCAGACGGCGCCCGGGGCGAGGGCGGCGAGGCGCTCTACGACGCGGGCATGGGCATCGGGGCGCCGCCGCGCGCGAGGCGGGGCATCCTGGGCGGGGTGGAGTACGACCTGTCCACGGGCGAGATCCTGGCCTACCACCTGCGCGAGCCCGGCGGCCGGGGCACGCCCGTGCGCGTGGGCGCGCAGTGGGTCATCCACGGATACGACATGCTCAGGCCCGGCCAGATGCGGGGCATCTCGCCATTCGTCACCGCGATCCTCGTCGCGCACAGCCTCCACGAGATAATGGGCTCGGAGCTCGACGCCAGCCAGATGGCCAGCAAGTGGCTCGCCATCGTGGAGACGCCCGACGCCTTCGGGTTCCAGGCGTCCCGAGGCCTCGACGGCAGCAGGATCGAGCGGCTCGAAAACGCGATCATCGACTACCTGCAGCCCGGAGAGAAAATCAATTTTGCGGGCGCGAACCGCCCGGGCAGCAATTTCGAGCCGTTCGTCAAGCTCGTGCTGCGCATGGTGGCCATTGTCACGAACACAAGCTACGAGCTGCTCACGAGCGACTACTCGGGCCTGGCCTACTCCAACCTCAAGAGCATCCGCAACGATCTCATCGAGATGTACGAGCCCATCACCGACCGCCAGGTCCACCAGCAGTGCAAGCCGCTGCAGCGGTGGTTTTTGCAGTACGCGACCCTCACCGGGCGCCTCGACCTCCCCGGGTTTGCGGCCGACCCGGCGCGCTACTACCGGGCCTACTGGCAGCCCTCGGGTCACCGGCTGCTCGACCCGCTGCGCGAGACCAAGGCGCACACCGAGCAGATGCGCGCGCTCACCAAGAGCCCGCAGGAGATCTGCGCCGAGCGCGGCCGCGATTTCGAGGACGTGCTCGAGGAGATCTCGCAGGCCCGCGGCCTGGCCCAGGAGCATGGCCTCGACCTGTTCGACCTGCTGGGCATGAGCTCGACCGCGGTCAAGACCAACCCCGCGGCCCTGGGCGCGGACGAGGAGGGAGATGGCGCGGGCGGCTCGGACAAAGCGGCGCGCAGGGCGCTAAAGGAGACGATATGCCGGATAAAATGAAGAAGGCGGCCCCGGGCGGCAAGGCCCGCACCGGGCCGGGGGGCGAGGACGCGCGCTCGCCGGGCGCGCGGGAGCTAAGGACCAGACAGTTTGCGATCCGCCGCGACCCTGACGGCAGGCCGAGCACGCTCGACCGCGAGGCGCGCAGCGTGGAGGTGGTGGCAACCACCGAGAGCCCGGTGCCGGTCTACGACTGGGGAGAGGGTAGCATCGGCGAGGTGCTGCTCATGAGCGGGCTCAAGCTGCCCGCGAGCAGGCAGGTGCCCCTGCAGGACACTCACGACCGCTACAGCGTGCAGTCAACCTTGGGCAGCGCGCGCAACCTGCGCGTAGAGGGCGACGCCGTGATCGCCACGGTCGTGTTCTCGAGCGTGGCTGCCGCGGACGAGGCGCTCACCAAGGTCGAAGAGGGCCATGTCACCGATTTCAGTGTGGGGTGGCGGCAGCACAAGGCCGTGCGCATCCCCAAGGGCGAGAGCCGCGTCATCGCGGGCCGCGAGTTCCAGGGCCCGCTCAGGGTGGTCACGAGCTGGAGTATCAAGGAATTGTCGATCGTCCCCATCGGCGCGGACGAGCGAGCAAAGGCGCGCAGCGAGTCTGGCGCCGAATACCAGAACACGGAGGGGGAGAAAATGAACGAAAATTTGCGGAAAGCGCTGGAGGCTCTCGGCCTCAAGCAGGGCGCCTCTGACGATGAGGCCTGGACGTTCTTTGAGCTGCACGGGGGCGATCGGAGCCTGGGCGAGGACGAGGCGCTGGCCTTTCTCGAGACCAGGGCGCCAGGCGCGCCCGGAGCGGGCGCTGGCAACCAGGCCGGAGCGGGCGCTGGCGGTCAGGAGCCGGCGGCCAGGGGGGCGCAGCCGGGCGAGGTAGAGACCGCGGCCGAGCGGGCCGTGCAGGCCGTGCTCAAGCGAGCGGCCGACACCCGCGAGATCTGCGCGCACTATGGCTGCCCCGAGCTGGCCGATCCCCTCATCTCCGCGGGCAAGAGCCTCGACGACGTGAGGGCCGCCATCCTCGATCACCTCACCGGCGCCCGCCAGACCGACGGCCTGGCCGTACCCGCCGGGCAGGTGCAGTTCGGGGCCTCCGCGGGCGAGAAATACCGCGAGGCCATCGTCTACGCGCTCGTCACCCGCGCCGGGCTCAAGCTGCCCGACCTCAAAGAGGCGCCCGGGCACGAGGACTTCAGGTCCTAC